GTTATCCACAGGGTTATCCACAGGTTTGGGGGTAGTTATCCACAGGTTATCCACAGGTCAGCCTGAGGTGCTTTTGAGTGATTTTTCGTACTCTCTTTTGATTTCTTTTACGATCTCCTTTTCAGCTTTTGTATAATCTCTGACGGGTTTTCCGTTAATGTCCATCAGTCTGTAAGGCATCCGTTCCAAGCGTCTTTGGGCTTCTAAATTTGCCTTTTTGCTCATTTGAGATTTTCCGACAGCCAAACCGTGACGCTGCCTTCTTCGGCATATTTTTTGGATACTTTGAGATACATTACCTGGGCATCGTCCTCGTAAACCACGCCGTTCATTCCATCCAGAACGGTCTTGGCAATGTTGTCCACATCTGGTCGTGATGGGTATACGTCGCCGTCCAGCGCTGCCTGGCGCTTTGCTTTTGACCAGCTCAAGGGAATGCTCATCGTTGCTTCGATCATGACTCTCAGCGGCGTCTTGAGTGGATCTCTGCCGGCCATTGCTTCGGCAGCTCGTGCTGCGATTAGCGCTTCGTACTCTCGCGTGACAGCCGGTGTATAGCTGCGGGGCTTGCCGCCAGCGGTGCTGAACCGTGGCCGACCCTTGCCGACTGGTGGCCCAGGGATAACGAACTGAAGGGTAAACATCTGATCTCCGAGTGGGAACGGCAGATGATGCCCGAAGTCGATGGGCTTGTGGAGAAAATTTGTATTAGGGTTTGTCCCTAGAAAAAAAGTTGCTCTAACCCCTTGTTTATGGTTGTCAACCTCTGTACAGTACAACTCATGCGCTGCATATCGCAACGCAAAACAGGAGCCAGAAAATGTTTGCAAACCAGTACGAAGAACACCTCGCCCACAGCGCACCTTGCAGCAGCCAGTGGGACGGCTTTGATCGCGGCACCGTTTGGGCCGACGAACAAGAAGAAGCAAATGATATTGAAATCGCTGTGATTGGCCGCATGACCAACGGCGCAAGCCAGTGCGTTGTAATCGAAGAAGTGACGTTTGGTCCTTCTGAGGTTTACCACACCGTTTTGATTGACGGAAAAAAAGTGTTCTGGGAAGAAAATAACCGTCAGCGTGCCATCACCGTGGCTCGTTGGTGGATGGACGGTTGCCCTGCCTAATTTAACTAACCGGGGGCTTCGGCCCCCAATCAAGGAGTCCGAATGAAAATCATATTCACCAGAAAAGAAATCGAGGAAATCATTCTCAATCACGTCAACCGAGAAATTTACGAAGATTTCAGCAACGAAATGCGCTTCGACCGTTACGACGACGAAAATTTTGTCACCATCAAATCAGCCGAACCAGTTATCGAGGAGCCAAGCAATGAAACCTGAACACGATTCCAATCTGACGATCCTGTTGGCGTCAATCGCTGTCGGCGCAATGTCGGCAATCTGCTTGTTTCTCGCTCTCTCTGGAGGTCTGTAATGGTCGGCAAAGTAACACCAAACACAATGCTCTCAGCATCCCGCGTCCCAGCCCTTCTGGGACACTCAAAGTACGAGACGCCCAACGACATACTCAAGAGCGTCATAAACGCGCTACAGGACGTTGTAGAGCCGTTCAAAGAGAACGAGGCAATGCATTGGGGCAATCTGCTTGAAGTGCCTCTGCTGCTCGAGGCGAGCGCACGCCTGGGTCTGTCGCATTTGAAACTAGATCATCCAAAACCCTACTTTCATCCCGATGCGCCAATCGCCTGTTCGTTAGACGGAGACGGCAACGGCAACGGTTTGGTTGTGACCAACAACCCAGATGCCGGCGTATACGTTATTGGCGCTGAGTCAATCAAGCTGGACGGTTTTGGCGTGCTCGAAGCCAAGCTGACCAGCTCGTATCCCGAAGACTGTCCGGCAATGAGTCGGGGACCGCTCCAGCTCCAAGCGCAAATGGACATTTATGGCGCCAAGTGGGGAGCTGTCTGCGTGCTTTATCAAGGCATTGAGCTGCGAATCTTCTTGTTCGCACCTCACGAGGAAACCCAAGCGCTGATTCGCAAGAAAGCGTTTGAGTTTGAATCCAAGATCACGCATTGGTCAGAGACTGGTGAAGTTGAATGGTATGACCCTGCCAATCCAGAAGAATTTGGCCACAAGTGGCCTGGCGATCCAAACCTTGACAGCGTGGATCTTGGCGAGTGGGGAGCTACGCTGGCCGAGCGGATTGTCAAAGCCAAACAGGAAATCAAAGTGCTTGAGGCCAGCATTGAAGAATGTGAGACCGAGCTGAAGGAAATGCTTGGCAACGCAACGCTGGCGCACGCTGAGGAGTTCCGTATCTCCTGGCCAATCCGTAACTATGCAGCGCAGCCGGAGAAGGTTGTACCAGCCAAACCAGCGCATTCGATGCGTCAATCAACAGTAACCATAAAGGGGCCAAAATGAAAATCGCAGCAGCATTTGTTGCAGCCAAGCGTGCGTTTGCACCAGCGCTCAAGACTGAAACCAACTCGCATTTCAAAAATAAATATGTTGATCTTGCAAGCTGCTTAGATGCAGTAAACGGAGCGTTACTAGATAACGGAATCGCCGTTTACCAAGAGACGTTTGAAGTGCCAGACGGTGTGTGCGTTGAAACGGTTTTTCTTCATGAGTCCGGCGAGACGCTGCGCATGGGCAAACTGCACGTGCCAGCAGCCAAACACGACCCACAAGGTTATGGTTCTGCGTTGACCTACGCTCGGCGCTACTCCTTGATGGCAGCCACTGGCATCGCCCCAGAAGACGATGACGGCAACGCCGGCAGCAAAAGGCCAATTCCGAAACCAGAAGGCAAACCCGTCAACCCGCTTGATGCTGTGGCCAAACCCACGCCAAAGCCTACTGAACCGCCGCCAGACGTGATTGAGTTTGAAGATGGAGCTGGTGGCACCTGGGCGCTGCGCGTGCCCAACGAAGCCAAACCACGTTCAATGAGCAACGACGAAGCTGCATGGGTTGTGGAGTTCAATGCGTTGGCTGACGCGGTGATGAAAGCCGGCAAAATGCCGCCGGCAGATCGCATTTCCAAGCTGAAGTTACTGCGCACATCAAATGACGCTGAGATTGCCCGACTGTCGATGGTAGAGCGTGCCAGGTTTCTTCAGACATTCTCGGCACGTATCGGCGCACTTGATGCGCTGATGAAAGCAGCCGCATGAGGATGGCTCAGATCCGATTATTGGACGCAATCGGTGGTCTGGAGAAATCACTAGGCCGGTTGCCGTCCATGAATGAAATAGCACGGGTTCTGGGCTGCAGCCCCCAGAACGTCCACAAGATGATCAAACGAATGAGGAGCAAGAATGAAACAGTGTCCACCTTGCCACGGCAATTGCAATCAGGGACGAAATTGTCCAGCAAGGAACAAAAATGATTGATAGATTAGATACCTGCAATCCCGATCGGGAAGAATCCTCAGGAAAGCCTACTAATGGCGAAACACAATTACCGAACGGGAAAGCCATGACACGAGAAGAAATTATCCGCATGGCGTGGAAGGCAAATCTACCGTCGTGCCATATAACCCATCCCAAAGCGCTTGAACGCTTCGCCGCACTTGTCGCCGCGCATGAGCGGGAGGAGTGCTTAAAACTGGTTGATGAACAAATTTTCAACATGACTGTTCTTGACAGTTACCCTGAACAATCAGGAGCAATTTACCGCGCCATAATAAATATCCGCGCAAGGGGAGAAAAATGAAAGTCTGGGTTGATCCACCAGAAGGTTGGCGCTACGGTTTCCCGAAAGTCTGGGATACCGAGCTGCACGACAATATGCTGCACTGGTTAGATGATCGTGGTTACCCGCCCGAGCTGCGAGACCAATACGGGGAATATTTCTTTGTCCGGCAATGGTCCGTCAAAGACGATTCGTTTGGAATTTAGAGCGCAGACACGTCGATAATCTGGCCACGGAAGTCCAGCATTCCCTCGGCGTGTTTGATCGCTAATTCGGGAAACAAGAGCCGGGAATCTCGGAATGTAAGCACGGAAAAACCGGAACGCCAGTTCACCGGATTGTCCTCAAGGTAATCGTTGAACTGCTTGCCATCAATGTCTGCCAGTGTTCCGGTGTCAACGCCATAGCGCGTGCCGCGATAGTCGGTGTATGGCGTGACCTTCAGCGAATGCAAATGCCCCGTGACAATGCTAGTCCCGCTGCCCATGGTATTTGTGTGCGTAGCGTGGATGCCGTTCTTGTATCTATGTTTGACCACCACGTCATTCGTCAACCAGCAGCTCCAACACGGATGCCACGCTTGAAAGTGGTCTTTTAAAGTAAAGCCAGCAACACCCTCGTAACCTGGCGTGTTTGCTGCCAGAAAGTTCTCAAATCGAGAGTCATGGTTGCCCAGTGGCCAGATCAATTGCACATTGTGCCGTGCTGCTTTGGCAACCGCCTCAATCTCTGCCAGAGCCTCTTGGCAAGCGTTTATCTCCTCCTTGACGCTAGGCTGCTGCGTCCAGCCAATGCGTGGAAACCGGCTGATTGAAGCCCCGTCAAAGGCATCGCCGTTATTGATCACAGCGTAGGGTTTGAGCTGGCTGATTGCCCATAACAGCCCCTTGAACGCGGTGGTACGCAGCCCTGGCCAGAAGTGTGCATCGCTGAATACGATCACCACTCCATCGGTGATGCCGGCCTGGTGCCGAGCTTTTGTCAGATGATGCGTTTGAAGATGCTCAAACGCTTTAGCGCTTGGTGCTGTTGCTTCAAGTTGGATCTTGAGTTTGGCTTCTAATCGCCGCCGATTCTGATGCGCCCATCTTTCGGTGAAGCCAAAAAACTGAGCGACTTTAGATGCGCTCTTTAATCGGGTCCAGGCTCCGAGAAAATCTTCATCGGTAACCTTTTGCTTTCCCTTCATTTTTTAGCACCATTTGTTGCGTTGGTGCTAAATACCACGCCAAGATTACGCTGTCTAGTGCCAAACGCTTGTTTTATATATTTTTTTTCGCGTAGTCTTCGACAGCGTTAACCCGACGTGTCCAACCCTTGCCAAACACCGGATAAGCTTTCAGTTTCTCAAGAAATCTCAGCCTGAGATCGCTGTAGTCCTCAATCAAATCTGACGGTTTCTCGCGCTTAACCGCTGCGATTGTGATCGGACCAAGAACCCCATCATCATCAACGCCCAAGATGCGCTGCAAGAATACAATTGCCTGTTTGGGTCCACTGTTAACCGCCGCGTCAAAGACGCAGTAGTCCAGACCCGCCGGCAGATCGTCGCCCCAAACCTTGTTCCAATAACGTCCACGATACAGCGGCACTACGTCAGAGACGCATAGATCGCGCATACATTGCTCGTCGACACTCTCGCCTGTCCAGTCCTCCCAGGTGCGCTTAGTGACGCCGTGGTTGGTCATACCGCCTGGGTCTGATGGATGGTTGCAGTACCCGCCCTCAAAGCCGAGCGTCAAATCCAGCGCTTTCTGAAAGTTGTCTTTCATTTAGATGCAACGCCCTGCACTTTTTCAAAAGTCCGTAGACCGCCAAGCCCAAGCATACCGAACATCAGCTCCCAAAGGGTAGCGTCCAGCGTCGGCATATCGCCAACTTCAATCCCGTTCAGTCGTGCAACGTAAGATCCAATTGGTCGCAGAACGTACTGATAGGCGAGCGCTGTAGCACAGACCCATCCAATCGCCGGACGCCAGCCGGCAACAAACAAGCTGCCTGATGTTGCTTCGGCTTTGTTGATCTCGAGCTGGCCGACGATCTTGGCAAGCTCGCCTGATTGTTGGAGCTTTAACAGCTCTAGCTGAGCGCTGGCCTGTTGTGCTGGATCTGGCCAGACCCGCTTGATGATCTCACCACCAAGCCCCAGGATCGCCTCGATGCCGATCATTTGGACCAGTGGCTGATGACCCAACCGGCAGCGGTGCTGATGCCGCTGATGACTGCCATGCCGAACCAAAAGCCGCCCTTGCTTTGATTAGCAAGCTCCAACAGTTTCTTAATGTCGGCTTGCATATCTGCGACTTGCTTTTCCAGCAAATCGACCTTGGCGATTAACTGACCATATTTGACGGGATCAATATCTGACATGATCAATCTCTCTTTTGAACGCCAGCGCCTGGCTCAAGTCTACGTTTCATTTTGCGAGCTTCAAACATTTGGCCAATTTTACCAGCGGCACCACTTGCTAATGGTGGCAAACCCTTTGCAGCAAGAGCAACGTCTGCCGCTCGAGTCGCCATGCCGCCGCCCTGTTGAGCCAGTTGAGCAACAAAAGTATTTGAGTTGTTTACAAAAGATCCAGTTGGTTGCGCTTTTGTTTTATAAAGCACGTCGCCAAGCACTCGCAAATCTTCAACGGTTTCTGGCTTTGCGCCAACCTTGAGCTTTTCTTCAAGCGTTTTAAAAGTTTTGTTATAGGTGGCCTGATTGACGTTTGATTTTTCTACCAGACCGCCTTTTTCACGCAAATGGTTGATCAACGCGGATTCAATGTTGAGAGCGCCAACAGAACCCTCGCCAAACGTGCTTCGCATCAATGCAACCTGACTAGCCGGTGCGGTTTTGGAAAACACGTGCTTTTCCATGAACGTGTCAGGTGGCGCACCATTGACCGCAGCGTCGTATGCCGGATCTGCTGCTAAAGCATCAAACCGTTCTCTTGCTGCGTTTCTAGCTTGATCGGCAATGGATTTTAAGCCTTGAGCTTCTTGCAACAACGGCAAGTCTTCAAGCGCTTGGCGTACTAGGCTAAGAGCATATTTTGTGTTGCCGTCACCAGCTCGTTCAGCCTTACGCATTTCAGCCGCAAGATTAGTTCTTAGCGCTTCAAACTTTTGGAAAGTCAAAGGTTCGCCAGACTCAAATCTTTCCAGCCTTTTTTCAAACGATTCTGGTAAGAATTCCGTTTTTAAATTTTCATCAAGCAGATTTCTTGCATTCTGAACAAACTGCGGTGCATCAATCGGAAAATTGCCGCCAGCGGCATCTTTAAGAGCTTTGTATTTTTGATTAATGTCTAAATTGCGAGCGTTGTCGATGGCTTGATATTCGTTGATCTGCCTGACGCCGTGGTCAAACATTGAACCGCCAACTTCGTTCTGAGTGGCTCGGTCGTGCAATCGGTCTACCGCTGATTTGAGCTTTGCGTCTTGCTGGTTGAAACGCTCAGAAAGCGCAGGGTATTTACCGCGCTCGTTCATTTCAAACGACAACGCACCAGGATTTTGCGTGGCCTGACCTTCTGTAAAGAAATCAGGACCAAGACCCAACCGTTCTGCTTGCAAATGGCTTTCCAACGCTGGCAAATTGATTTGACTACGGTCAACTCCTTGCAGCCGCGCTTGCAGTTGTGGGCTGGCTTGCGCGATAGCCGCGTCAATTGCCGCCACGTCTGTGACCGACGCCGCTCCAACGCTTCCTAGTGGCGCTGTAAGCCCTGCCGCCGGCGCAACAGATGCCTTGGCTTGTTGAGCCTTGACCGCTTGCAATTCGCGTTGGGTTGGCGCGTTTGCGGCTTCGGCCAATGCCGTTTCCTTGGCTGCTTTTTGTTCTGCCAATTGACGCTGGACGTCAGCATAAACAACGCGAGGTTTTGGTTGCCCCGGTGTCGGAGCTGCCGGAGCTGGTGCGCCGATGCCTGGCTCAACCCGTGGTGCTGGTGCCTTGGCTGCAAACTGGTCGCGCAATGCTTGCTCGGCGCCATAGGTGGCTGCGCCGGCTTTCTGGCCAACCTTGGCTGCGCCAGGAATCGGCAACAGCCCAAGCGACCCAATCATATTCTCGACGTCGCCAACCGGAATGCCAGTCTTTTCAGCAATCCAAGCTGCGCCTTTGCCGACGTTCTCGCCGATGTAGTTTGTCAGTCTACGGGTGGCTTCGGCTTTATAAGCCGGATCTTCGCTGATACCCAAAGCTCGGCCAAACGGGTCCGTACGCTTTTCAACAAACTCAGCCACCGATTTCTGAGCTTGTTCAGCAGGAACGCCCATCGCACGTTGTATCGCATAACTTCCCTGACCAACAAGACCAGTAAGACCGCCAGCAGCAACGTCAGCCATACTGACGATGCCTTTCCCGAGATCGGCTATTGAGCCGACCTTATACTCCGTCTTAGGCGCTGCTGGTTGTTGAGCGACTGTTGTGGTTGGGATTTGATCCGCTGTTGCCGCTGGAGCCGTTTGAGCGGGTTTTGGAGCCAATCTGTCCTGCATAATCTTGCGGATTAGATTGCCCTCTGGGACGCCAGACGATGTAAATTGCACCGGCTTCGGTGCCGCTGGCTTGGCTGGCTCCTCGGCTTTCTCTGTGCCGAGAATCAACGCGCTGATCTCGTCAGTCGGTGCCGCCGGCATCTTAGACTTGACCTTGTTGATATACCCAGATGGGTTCTTGGTCACAAAGCCACCGTACTGCGCCAGCGCTTTGTCAACATCGCCGTTGTTCTTGTCTAGCAGCGTCTGCAAGTAACCTCGAGCTGCTTCCCGCGCTTGTGGCTCGTTGAATGGATCAAACTTGACGCCTTGGTTCTGCAACGTCTTAACCGTACCAGGCATAAATTGGTACGCACCCATTGCACCTGATTGCGGATTGACCGCGCGAGGGTTGCCGCCGCTCTCTACTGCCTTAACAGCGTCCAGCAATTGGTCTGTGACAACGGTCTTGGATGGCTTCCCAAGAATCAGTTCTGAGACTTCATCCATTACAGAGATCCAGTTTGCTCAAGACGCAGAATGTTTTGATATTTGCGGTTGAATTCTTCGCGCTCTTTCGGCGTGGCATTCTTCAAGATCTCATTTGCCACTTTGACGCGCTCAGCCTTGTCTTGAATCAACTTCGGCAGCGCCATAATCTCAAAGATGCGAGAGTCGGCATTCTTGGACCACGTTTGCTTGAATGCGTTGTGGTTAGCGTCACCAAAGTTCTGTGCGAAGTTTGCCGCCGCCCTGCCTTCCAGCTCGGTCGCCAGCACGTCAGCATAAGAACGTCTGGCAATTGACTTCAGAACATTTGGAGGGTAAGTCTCGTCGCCGTTAGCGTGTCTGGCAAGAGCCTGGCCAGACACGGTATCCAACGAGCCGCCCTTGGATTGGATCATCCCAATCTGAACGTTAGCAAGATCCTTTGACAGTTGTTTGTAATCCTCGCTGCCAAAGAATCCGCGCACGTTACGTTCCATCGAACCAGCAGCACCGGCTTGAAAATACGATTGCTGTTGGATCTTGTTGGCTTTGTCAATGACTTCTTCAATGCTGCGTCGAGCCGTGGTCATTGCCGGTTGCATTGACACCAGATCACCAACGTATTTCTGACCCGCAGCTCGGTCTGCTTCTTCGCCTTGAACCGGCAAGAATGGTTGACCTTGTTGACGCACGGGATAACGCAATGCCGGCATGGTCATAGCGCCAGCAGTAACGCCTTGTGGCTGCGCCGGAGCTTCCGGTTGCATCAATGGAACACCCGGACCCTGCTTTGCTGCTGGCCCTGTTTCGCTCAACCCTCTTTCAATGAAAGTCGGCTTTACAACTCCTTGCGTTGCCGTTGCTTCTAGTGGCGCTGCCGGCAATCCGGGTCTTGGACCAACTTGCAATGGTGCAAACCGATTCCCGCCAGGCTCTGCCACGGCGTAACCCGGAACGCCACCAGCGCTGACGTTCGGAGCGCCAGCCGGTGCGAGCAATTGCTGTTGCTGGCCAGCAGTCTGAGATGCCATCAAATTGCGGAACATCCATTCTTTAACCGGCGTCGGATCGCCAGCTTCTTTGGCTTTCGCAATTTGGCTATACAACGATGCCGCAAAATACTCGGCAGCATCAGCAGGAACGCCGGCGGCAATTGCTCGCTCTTTGGCGCTCATCACGTCTTTGATTGCTGCTTGAGGATTGGCAGCAGGATTAGCAAATGAATTTAGCTGAATCAACGGCGCAAAATTGTCACGCAACGTCTGCTCAACGCTACCGGCAAAAGCCTTTCCTGCCGCTTTTTCCCCTGTGACCGCTGTGCCGCTCAGCGCTTTCTGCCGAGCAATTTCAGCAGCTTGCGTATCGCGAGCAATGCCAAGTTCAATCCGCGCTTTCTCAGCTTGAATTGGATTAAGGGTTTGCTCTTGTTGCAGCGCTTGTGCGCCTCGAGCTAAGTTCAGCAGGTTGCCAGCAGAGCCAAGAAAATCAATCGGCTTGACGCCCAGCGGAATGGTTGGATCAAGTGCCATGATTTAAGCCGCGTGATAATTGAAATCGCCAAGCATAGATGTTTGCTGCGCTCCGGCGATTGCGGGAGTTTGCTGTTGCTGGTTAGGATTCCGCAACGCCTGAAGGTAGTTGTAACCACCGATGTTACCCAACGCGCCACCGTAAGCGTTTGCCGCTGCAACCTGACCGGCACCTTGAACTGCCGCCGAACCAGTCGCCAAGCTCGATAGGTTAGTACCAAGCGCTTGGTTTGCCGCGTTGACTGCCGACTGCCCAGTCTGGCCAATCCCAGCAATTCCTGCCAGCGTGTTGTAAATGTCCTTACGCTGACCTGAGAAGTTGTTGAAAGCGTTTTGATAAGCGTTGCTGGCGTAATCTTCGGCAAAACGCGTGATACCGCGATCAATGTCGCTGCCACCGCTGCCGCCAGCATTTAGACGTTGGCGTGCTGCCCTCTGCCCTTCTTTCAACATGAACTCGTAATTAGGGGCTAGATTTGTTTTGAGATCTTCGGGTCCAAACTGTTTTGTAAGATAACCGGATCCAGTCTGCATCATTGGCTGACCGTTGGCATCCATGATTGGCTTGCCTTGCGCATCAAACATTGGCGTTTGACCGCCCAGCATCCCGCCGATCTGACTCAGCGACGTATAACCAAGACTACGATATGGAGCTTGCTGCTGATTGATTAGATCAAATTGACGTTGCTGAAGATCGGCAGCGTACCGAGCCGCGTCTGCCTGAGTGTTTGCTGATGATCGCGCAGCACCAGCACCCAAAGCGCCACCAAGCAGACTAAGACCGCCACCAATGACTGCTGGACTAGAAATTAGGGCCATGAACGGCATGATTAAATTCCTTTGCTGATTAACACAGCATCAATTGCATCTTCGTCTGTTTCGTCTGTTGCATGGATGCAAAACCAAACGCAATCCTGCAACGCTTCAATCTTGTGGTGCGTGCCGGCTTTGATCTCAATGCACGCTGGAGCGTTGTAACTTTCGACAAAATCATCAGTCGAAACAATGACTTGACCCGATGCCAGTATACTCAAATGGGAATAAACGTGCTTGTGGGTCGCAGCAACGTATCCCCTAGGGATAAACATTTGCTTGGCATAGACGCCGCCTGAGAAATGATGCTCCACCTGCGGATCGGCATCAAATCGGCCAGCAATCCCTTTTACAAAATCATCGACTTTCATCAATTGTACAGCGGCAAGTAATAAGTTGTACCGTCACAAACAACCGGCAACCATTTTGCAATCACCGTATGAGTGCCGGATGCTGCTAAGTTATTGACTGTCACGGTGCTGGACGTCGTGAGCGTGGTTGCGCTGACTGACGTGCCGGCAACCGATCCACCCGTAATTGCTACGCTGTTGGCGTTCTGCGTTGCCATGGTGCCAAGACCAGAAACGTCGCCAACCGGAATCGTTGCGCTCGCCGTGAGCGGCGTCGTGCCGGCGCCTTTCACATAGCCCGTCAACGTATTAGCTCCAGTACCACCAGACGCCACATTGAGCTTGCCGCCCAACGTAACCGCACCAGATGATGCCGCCGATGGCGTCAGCCCAGTTGTGCCGCCGGAAACAGTATTCACCAGCCCAACGCCGACCGTAAGCGTCTGCACGTTAGGGTTTTGCAACCAGATCAACCATTCCCGCGCTGGCCGGCTTGTGACCGGATCAAGAAATGGCGATTGTGGGTATCGCAGATAAGTCGTGGCCATTAGTTATCACCCACGCTTGCCTTGAGGTTTGCCGAGATGATCGCTGCCTTGACCGGATCGCTAATAGACACTTCCCAGACCCGATCTCTGGCCATGCCAAGCCGACGCCAGATTGCTCGATTTTGGTACTTGCCAATCTTGCCGATGGTTGTCCAATGCTCGTTTGAATAAGTGGAGCCACCGTCATTTGACCAGCGCAGCATCGCCTGTGGATCTTTACCTTGTCCAGTGCTTAGACCAACGCCAGGTTGGAATTGGATTTGCAGCTCCTCAAAATACTGTCTCTGAAAGTCAGAAACCAAGTGAGGAGTCCGACGCAGACGCCGAATTGGGTTGCCGCCCTCGGTGAACACCTCGGTATCTACAATGTAGATCTTGCCGTTCTGGTAGTCGCCAACCAAGTTGTACGTGTTAAAGAACGTCGCACAATTTCCGCGATTGCGCTGGAAGTTGTTCAACGGGTCCAAGCTCATCCACTTAAACCAGAGCTTTGTTGTGGAGTCATAGACCCACGTCAAATTGGCTTGCGGGAAGGTGACGATGTACCACTCATGCCCCGTAATCTGCATTGAGTAAGCAATCGCGTCAGAGACGTCGTAACCAATCAGCGAGTTCTCAACCGCGTGGGTTGATAGTCTAATAAATTGGTAACCATTGATGGTGCCGATGGTTGCGTGACCCAATAGATCCCGCGTGACAAACATAAACGACTCGGACCATCGAGCTACGCTGAATGGCGCGTTGATGCCGTGCTGAATAAATGTGCCGCTGATCGGCGCAAATGGGAAGCTGGCAATTGTCGGGTCGGTGCCTGGTGACTCAACCCAGACCTCGGTCGTGTATTCGCCAAATAAGAATAGCTGCTGGTGATCAAAGAACAACGAGACCAGATTGTCCGACCCGCCATCTTTGCGACCGTAGAGCGTGCTGGTCGTATAAGCCGAGCCAGGATCGGTTGACGTGAATAGCTGGCTGTTTGGCTTGTTGTAAACCACGTAGCCGTTGGCGTAATCGCAAACCGTCGCATCAGCCCATGGTCCATCGCTGGATAGTTGAGTAAACGTGCTGGTTGTCAGATTGTAAATATACCGCGCAGATCCATCGACAATATAGGCCACAACGCCGTTGGAAGCCCCGTCATCGGTCGTTTGAGTCTCGGTGATGCTAACGGGTCCGCTCGACGTGATAAGCGTTCCAACCTCGGTATAAGACCAGTCTGCAAGAATGACGTACAGCTTGTTCGCGGCAACCGCGACCATTTGCCCGAATGGATTGATCGCTCGCATTCCACGCACGGGACCGTTTGGCAGCGTGACAATCGTTTGGTAACCGGGAGTCGGCAGCAACGCGATGACGCCGCGCGATCCATCGGGTTTTACCGGATCAATCTCGGGATACCAGTTGATGCACTCTTGGGCATCTTGGTAGATGGTTGGAGCTTCGTAAGACGCCCCAACAAATCCAAAATCAGCCATTACACAAACCCGCCGGTCAAGATCCAGCTCGCGTCCTTGGCTTTACCGCTGAACAGAACGTCAGGGAATTGAGCAACCATACTTGGACGCATATTGGTGCGCTTAAGCGTTGCTTTAGCTTGAGCTGCATAGGCGTTAATCATCGCCAGTTGGGTCGTAGAACCCTTGCCGTACATTGGGCATAGACGCTCAGCCAAGCACCAGCGCAAAGCCATTAGATAGCCCTGTGGCAGCGCTATAGACTCGTACAGGTTGCCGTAGCGCCGAAACATTGTGTCGGCAAACACGTGCATCTCGCCCTGCGCCGGAGCTGGCCAAACGTAGATTGTTCCGAGAAGCTCTGCCGGCTGGTAATAGAGTGCTTTGGGCCATGGTCCGTTTAGATTCTTAAGACCGATAAGCTCGTATTGATCTAGACCAATGACTGCAACAGGGTAATCCAGCGAGTTCTGCGAATAGCTCGGAGCGCCAGAGGATTGTGCAACGCGCACAAATGCGCTGTTGATGCTGACTGGTCGCTGATAGCTGGCCGTGATTGTCGTGCTGGCAACGGTCTGCGATGTGCTGACAGTATACGTACCAAGTTCGTTAATGTTGCCACCGGCGCCGGTATTGAATTGCACGATGGTCGTGCCAGATGCGATGCCCGTGCCAACCAGCGTCTGCCCGAGCTGCACCGAGCCGCTGGTCAGAGCCGTGACCGTTAGCGTCGTGCCGGAGATGCTGCCGGTGAATACCGCACCAACCTGACCACCTGGCCCGATGGTGTATTGCACCTGATTCTGGACAATTGGAAAGATGATCTCAGTCTGATAGCTGATCATCATCCGTTCGTTCGACCACTGGTCCAGAATGTCGTTCAGCATATCAAACGCATCTTGAGCTGCGTCAGATGTTGGCGTTTCGCCGGCCTCAAGCGCACCAATGTCTTTTAACGACCGCGAGATAATTTCAATTGGCGCAGTCATGGTCAATACTCAATGATCACAAAACCGTTAAGCGTCGGAGGAGACGCCCCGTTAAACAATGCCTGCACCGGAACAATGTTGGTTGTCCCTCGGCATTGATTGGCTAGTGTCCCGTCAAAAGTCTTGTCGATGTAATTCGCCGAGCCAATCGAGAATGTTGAGTTTAGAGCCGTGCCGCCTGCCGGCCCTGGCGTGCTGCTGGTGCCTGGACCTTGCGCCGTCAGATACGATCCAATGCTTGTATTGCCACCGCCAGAACCAACGGTAATTGCAATGGAAGCGCCAGGCGTGACGGTGATGAACCCAGCAGCAACCGTGAAAACCAGAATTGTGCCGTTTGAGTAAACGCCGCTACCAATCGTGGCTCGCAGCCTGGTAACGCCAGACGGGACCGTAAACGTGTCTGATCCGCTGGTGACCTTGTAATACAACAGAAATTGCAGAACGCCTGTGCTAATCGTTGGCGTGACCGAAACAGCCGAGATAACCTCATTGTTTGTACCGCCAATCGTGATCGTTGTGCCATCAGGACGCAGCGCACCAATCTGGGCTGTCGTGGCAACCGGCAACGCTGCACGCTTGATGATTGCATCGTAATTGAGCGCTGACGATACCGAGTCACGGTATAAGTAGCCGCCACCGCTGCTAGGCAACGATTGGCCAGTTGTTGACAGCGTGCTGCCAACGTAGCTCAAACCAGAGCCAACCGTGACGTTGCCGATACCGCCCGATCCATCGCCACGCAGAATTGACGTGCCGCTCGTAATGCCCGTCAGATCATTGATGCCAGAAATGTTGTCATAACTGCCAATCGTTACCGCGGCAGCAGTCTGGAGCACAAACTTATAAGACACTCCGACCGTCAGCCAAACCTCGTTGGCGGTGCGCCCAGCGGCATCCAGCACGATTGGGTTGGCATTGGCAATGGTTCCCGCGCTGCTGGTATACGTCGCTTGTGGCGTCGTTGTTCCTGCGGTGTACGTGTACAGCAGTCCACCGGCCAGCGGAATTCCGAGATTGTCGAAAAACTGCCAACCGGCACCAGCTAACGGGGATAGTTTGACGGCCATGATTTACGCCTGGCTGATTTTGTAAGCGGCAACCAGTGCGTCATAGTTAGAACCAATCTGCGCTTTCAAGACGTCACGGATGCGAACAGATTTATTCTGTTCAGCTTTTTCAGTGCGAACCAGAACGCGCAAACGGTCGCGGTACTGCAAATCGCCAATCGCAGACACTTGTTCGTCGGGGAGCTCATGCGGCAAGTCTTCGGTTTTGATGGTCCGAAATGCTTCCAAATATGCCGGCCAATCGCCAGCCGGAAGCGCCTCGAGCATTGCAGCATAGTTGTCAATATTGAGCTGATAGCCGTAGATTTCCATTTCTCGATGGAAAGCATTCATGACTAGGCCAGCTTGTTTCTCTTGGTCGGTGATCATGATTTACCTTGATTGATTGCTAAATGATACACAATTGGGGACGCCTGGCGTTGTGGATGGATTTGAGTATTGCGACCCAACTCCACCCGTTGTCCAAGGATATGCTTTGACATATGGAGACGACGCCGACGTCGCTCCGGCAATCTCCGATCCGGTGCTAGACCAGTCGGCAGAATTAACTGTCGTCAGTATTGATGGACCCGAATACAAAGAACCAAAACCAGATCCCCATTGATAGATCTTTAATGCTGCTGGCGTTGAATTGTTACCAACCGCAATCTGACCTCCAGTCGGGGAAAATCTAACCGAATAAACCGTGCCGCCAACAGCCGATGATGGGTTGGAATATTTTGCACCAAATCCACCCGACGTCACCGGATAAGCAGCAATAAATGGCGATGCGGTGCTGCCAATCGCAACGTCATTTGTTGTCTGGTTAAACGATACGCTGCCAGGATTGTTGCCAAACGGAGGGATCGTGACCGGAGCTGCGTATCTGGTACCAAATCCAGTCGACGATGACCACGGATATAAAGCAATCGCGGTGCCGCCGCTTTGACTAAATGCCACTTGCGTATTGTCACCGTTAAGCGTTATGCCAGTTGCTGAACCGATTGCGTTAATAGCTGATCCGTTTGAATACTTGGACCCAAATCCGCTGGCCTGACTCCACGCCCATGCCTGTGGAAACGATACTGCGGTTGAGTTTGACGTTAGAATTGCGTCGACCGTCTTAGTCCAAGTAAACCCTGCTGGACCGCCACCAGCTGGGCTTAAAGCACTAGCAGGATTGGAATATTGCGTCCCAAAACCCAAACCAGACCATTGCCAGACGCTGAAATAAGGAGCGGCAGCAAATGATGCTGAAAAAACAGAGTTGTCACGGACAAATGAAACCTGGTTGATGTTGTTTGGAATGCTTGGCGTTGTAAATAGTGATCCAAAGCCCGCTGTTGAGTCCCATCCATAAACCGAGATGCGTTTCGCTGCCGTTGTGCCGCCAAATGCAATGTAGGTCGACGGCGTTATCGGTGGCAGACCACCAGATCCACCACCGGGGAACATCATCCCCAGGAAACCGCTCATGTCACGCCGGTCCCAGAAATGTACCAAGTATTGACAGCGACCTTCAGCATCGTGGCAATACCGTTGCTGGCCAATGATCGAGTGCCGGCGGAGCTCGAGTTGGCAAGCTGAAGCGTGACGCCAGACGCCGGAATGATGCTGAGCGCAGTGTTGTTACTGACAACCGTGATCACTGTGCCAATGTCGAACCCAACCGTTGCATTGAGCGGAACCGTAACGCTGCCGGTGACGTAGTAATGCTTGGCGTTATCAGACAGAATCAGCGTGCCGCTCGTATTGGCCGACTGAGGCATTGTCCGATAGCCAAATGCGTAGCTATTGCCATCGCTGTCTTGAACCGTTGACGCACTTGCCAACGCCGTGACGGTCTTGTTAGTCAGCGTTTGAGTGCCGGTCAGCGTAACAACGGTCGAATCAATCGCAATCGTGCCACTGCCGGTGATGGGTCCACCAGTCAGCCCTGTTCCCGTTGCTACGCTGGTGACAGTTCCAGCCACGCTGTAATTGGGAATGTTAAGCACGTTCGAAGCAAACGTCGCTGCGCCGGTTGACCCGACTGTAGTCAACGAGATCGGCGATTGAAAGTCCGTATTGGCAGTCGCCGCCGCAAGCGCACCACCGCTGCCCTTGAGCATTCCGCTGATGCTGGTCGTAAGCGTGATTGCTGGCGTCGTGGTAGCCGTCGCAACCGTACCAGCAAAACCGTTGGCGCTAACAACTGATGCGCTGGTGACCGTGCCAGTACCGGCACCGGCAGCGTAATTCGGAATGTTAAGCACGTTAGCGGCGAACGTCGCTGCTCCGCTTGTGCCAACTGTTGTCAGGCTGATCGGAGCTTGGAAATCTGTACCTGCTGTTGCATTAGACAAAGCGCCACCAGAATTGCCCTTGAGCAATGATGTTCCGCTTGGCGGTGTCAGATAGTCCGTTCCTGCCGTTGCCGCGCTGACGGTCGTGCCATCGCCCTTCAGAACGCCTGTGACAGTCGTGCTAAGCGTGATAGATGGTGACGTCGTTGCGTTTGCAACCGTGCCAGCAAGACCATTAGCAGAAGCAACGCTGACGGTCGTGACCGTGCCGCTACCGCCGCCGCCACTACCACCAGCAATTGCCCTGAGTGCCATTAGAGTCCTTCGCCTGGGGTAATTTCAAAAGCGCCAGCCGCGTCAGCTTGGAACCAAGCGTTTGCAGGAATGCCACCAAAGACCTCAACCGAGCTAGGCAAGAAGCCAAGCGTCTGCTTTTTAGGGTTTCCGGCTGTTGGAGCTGCTACTGTGATCGTTGGCGTTGGGTTGCCAGGAGATGGTGCATACCAGGCTAGGTACTGCGCCGAAGCGCTGGTGTTGCGCACTCGATAGCTCGTTGGATTGTCGTTGTTGTTGGTTGAAACCTGCACAGGAGACGTGCCAACAAGGTAGGTCGGGCCAAATGGCGTAAATGGTGAGTTGTACATTATTTAGCCTCTAGTACTGCAATGCGAGCGTTGGCTGCGTCAAGAGCGGCAGACAACTGCTTGATTGCGTTGATCGTGTACCAAGTCAAATTGTCAGGGTTAACGCTCAAAACGCCAGTTGATTCTTGTTTGACGCAATCGGGCAATATTACTTGAAGCTCTTGAGCGATTACACCAATCTGAACGCCGATTTTTTCAATTGCGTCAGTAGGTTTTAACTCAGGATCAACCTCTGACGGTAGGCGATATTCAAAATTTCTTATTTGAATGCCGTTTATTTTTTCTAATCCAACATTGTTGTCTACAATATTTTTCTTCAATCTTTGATCTGAAGTTGTCGACCAAGACGCAGAATTATCTGCTTGATACATCCCTCCGATAGCATATCCAGCTCTAAAAAATCCGGTTCCATTTCCCTTCCCTGTTGCGGTAGTTCCAGAAGCATTAAGAACAATTTCATACATTGAAGTTGTTGAGCTTCCTGTTGAACCAGCGCCAATGTAAATACATGAGTCACCTCCCGTTTTTGCTTGCGCTGCAAAATCGCCAATTATTACATTCTCCCCCCCGCCAGTTCCAAGATTGTTTCCGGCACCGTACCCTAAACAAGTGTTGTAATAAGGCGCACTTGACGTCAATGTTGTAGAGCCGTAAATCGTTCCCAGCGCGGTTGGAGTCGCAGCCGACGCGCCACCAGCAGCAGCCCAACTCATCACACCAGCGGTCGTGCTTGATAAAACATAACCGTTAGACGCAGGGACGGCTGTTGGCAACGTATATGACTGAGTGCCAGCAACAGCAGGAGCCGCAATAGTAATTGTGCCGCTGGTTGCGCCTTTGTGAACAGTTGAGCTAAACGTGCCGGTGTTTGCAGTTGTTGCGCCAACCGTTCCATTGATGTTGATTGATGCCGTACCCGTCAAGTTTGTGACCGTGCCACTTGACGGCGTACCGAGCGCTCCACCGTTAACAACAAACGCACCAGCGGAGCCGGTGTTAACGCCTAAAGCCGTAACAACACCCGTTCCGGTTGTAACCGTTGCCGGAGCTGCGCCAGCTCCACCACCGACAACCAAAGCGTTTGCCGCAAGCAATGCACTAGAAGTTAATGCTGAAGTTCCAGAATAATATGGAATTCCACCGGAGGTTCCACTTGTTAGCCCTGTGCCGCCATTGGCAACCGGAAGCGCCGTGCCAGAGTATGTAAGCGACAATGTGCCAGACGTCGTTACCGGGCTACTACCGACCGTCAAAAAAGCTGGCGCAGATAAGCCAACCGATGTAACCGTTCCAGAACCGCCGCCAGCCGGCGTTGCCCAGGTACCATCACCGCGCCAGAAAGTTGTGCTAGATGCTGACGTTCCGCTATTTAAGTTAGAAACAGGTAAGTTACCTGTCACGCCGGTAGATAACGGCAATCCCGTTGCATTCGTTAGCGTGACGCTTGTTGGAGTTCCCAAAACAGGAGTTACCAGCGTTGGGCTGGTTGACAGAACCACATTGCCCGTTCCGGTACTTGTTATGACGCCCGTACCACCGTTAGCAACCGCAAGCGTGCCGGCTAGGGTAATCGTTCCAGAGCTAGTAATTGGACCACCGCTGGTTGTTAGACCAGTAGATCCACCAGAAACGGCAACCGATGTAACAGTACCCGCGCCTGCCGGCGTTGCCCAAGTGCCATCACCGCGCCAGAACGTCGTAGACGATGCGCTGGTGCCTGAGTTTAGATTGGTGACTGGCAAATTGCCGGTGACGCCAGTTGTGAGCGGCAAACCCGTCGCATTGGTCAAAACGCCGCTGGCTGGAGTGCCAAGAGCCGGCGTCGTAAACGTCGGGCTGGTCAGCGTCAGACCGGCAACCGTTGCTGCCGTAGCTCCGAGCGCCACGCTGGTCGATCCAATCGTCACCGATGAATTGGTCAGTCCAGCATTAGGAATGGTCGTAGAAGCCGTTACAGCGCTTGCGCCGTTGGCGTACATATAACCCGTCAAACCTGTCACGGTAAGCGTGCTGAACGCGCTAGAACCCGATGCAGCGACCTTCTGCCAGGCTGAGCCGTTGTAGACCGCCCAATCGCCAACCGCCCAAGTGCTAATGCCGTTTAGCGTTGTTGAACCGGCAGTCGAGACAACGTAGTAATAACCCAACGTTCCAACGCTCGAGGTTAGCGTCGGCGTGTTGGTTGAAGCATTCCACGTGCCTTGGTAGCTATTGCTGGTGGTTGCAATCGTGCTGGCCGCGGTGATACGCCCTTGAGCGTCAACGGTGATCTGGGGAATGCCGATGGACGTGCCATAGGTTCCCGCCGTAACCGCTGTGTTTGCCAGCGAAATCGTGCCGGTTGACGTAATCGGACCACCAGTCAGACCCGTCCCGGTTGCGACATTTGAGACGCCACCAGCAGTTGATGCAATGGTAACCGTGCCGCCCGGACCAGAATCGGTCAGTGTGATATTCGTGCCGGCTGTCAAAACGCGCTCATTTGGCAGCGTTGACGATGCGGACATTAAGACATAGCTATCGGTCGACCCTGCGCCCGAGCTGATTGGCTGGCCACCATTGCCAACCAAAGTAATGAAATTGCCGTTGGCGTCATAAGTAGCACCAACTGGGACCACGTTTTGAGACGTGACCGTGTTTACCTGATTTGTCTGTGACATTTTTTATTCCAAAATTAAAGAAAAAAGCCGACCCTTTGGAGATCGGCTTTCCTTCTCATTTGCCCAGATTAGGGCTGGAACGTGAGGTCGTAACCGTAGACAAACACGTCAACGGTGGCAGGGTAAGACGCTGCCGTGCCGACGTTAAAGTATACGTTCTGACCCGTCTGAGCTGCCGTGCTGTTGATCGTTCGCTGCGACACGACCGTAGAGCTGGTCAAGGCATTCAAAGTCGCATTGGAAACGATTGCGGTGCCGCTTGCGCCAGGTGCTGGAAACACGCCAGCAAAAGGGACAGTTGCGGTACTCAGGTTTGCCGAAGCGTTGGTCACGATGACGTTAGAAACGCTGTAGCTGCCCGTGTTGAGGATCGGCAGAACGGTGTCACCCGTTACTGCCAAGCTGACTGACTGAGCCGATGCCAACAAACGCAGAGCTTGGTTTGTTCCAAGGTTCTGTGGATGATTGGCAACGGTAGTTGCGGGTCCCGGATTCGCCATGATTTATTTCCTTAAATCTTTGTTAATTAAGCTGCGACTCGGCAAGCCAGCTCTGGGTAGAGCATTGCCCAACCATAAAGCACGTCAAGACGACATGGGACAGAATCGTTATTAATTGTATATTGACGGACCACACGAATGGACAATCCGAGTTCTTTATCCGATGCACGTCCAGCGAATACGACCCCCTGCGGCAGCTCGAGATCGGCGCAAGCCAATGTCTCGCAATTGCGGTGGAGAATAATATTCTGTGGAGAAACCGTGCCAGTGTTATTAAACGGCGTAACAACAGCCGAGCTGCTGGTAGCCGAAACAAACACGTTCTGGAATTGGCCAGCGGTGATGATTGCAGGAGAAACCGTAACCGATGCCGAGCCACCCGAGCTGATGGTCACAGCCGAAGTCACAACAAAGTTGCGAAGACGGTTTGTGCCGTAAGGCTGGCGGTTCTGTGGGTTAACAGCGTAGACGTTAGCGATGGTGATCACGTCGCCTTGCTGGATCGGTGCTGCTGCCGAAGTTGCCGAGATGGTAATCGTCGATGACGATGCCCAACCAGACGTCAGCGAGCCGGTGAAGGTTGCTGTGTTGGTTGCGAGCGTTGCAGTGGCGTAGGAACCGAACGTCTGCGAGACAACGTTCTGATCCATCTTCCAGCGCATACCAGCGCTGTCCGTACCCATCATGCCCTTTTCGTACTGATCGCTGATCTTCTGGCTAGGCATAAACAGCCCTTTCAAAGAATCGACGATGGTTGCAGACGTGAATGGCTCGACGATACAAGCACGGCGACCATCGCGTGGTGCGCCTTCTGAGTCCAAATAAGCCTGGCCGGTCAGGTAGGTCAGCAGCGAGGTAGGTGGAACGCCTGCCGTCCCAACAATATTTGCAATATTGTTTTTAGCCAAAACCAGACCGTCTCTATCGATCCGATTTCCAATTGTGGCCACGGCCGGTTTGATAACCCTGTCCGAAAACATATCCAGCGAGAGAGCCAAATCAGCGGTGCTGAACTGAGTATCAACGTGGAATTGGGTATTCAGCGTGACGGGAATGCTCGTCTCGTTGAAGTCCTCGACAGAGAGTGCGGGTCCCGTGGTTCCGATAAACCGTGCTGGTTTACGGACGTTAACGGTTGCGCCAATCTTTGCACCAGAAACTGCGAATTGATCGTCGTATTCGCGGTTGACTTCGCTGGTAAATGTGAGTTCGTTTTCCAAGACCATCAACGCTTCGTTGGTGATCTTGCTGATCGTTAAAAGGGTATTGGCCATTTTATTTCCTTTGCGTCAATGACGCATAAATCTGTTTACCTAATCTTGCCGGCTTGTCTAGCCGCTTTCCATGCTGCGTATGTCCCATGAAATTCGCCTTTTGAATTCACGAGATTGTCAGCGGTTGCGTTGCTTGACTTAATGGGGTTGATCGGGGCTGGTGCCTTGCTTTTTACCACAGATCTCTCAGGCTTGCTAGTTTCAGATTTCTCAAACTTTGCTTCTAACTTGCCAATGGCCCTCAACGCTTGCGCTGCCGACATATCATTAAAGGTTCTGGCCTGATCTTGATTTGATGCAAGGTGATACAGGATTTGCGGCCCTACGTCTGACTCTAATATCGCGTCCCGAATGTGATTCGGCACAACAACATCGCTCGACGACACCATCTCATCAAAATCGTCAATCTCAACCTTTGCCGCTTCGAGCCGTTTGGTCCAAGTCTGTACGACTTTCGCTTGTTGCTCTTGCGCTTTCCTTTCTAGATCCTGCCGATCTCGCTCTTTGAGTGCCCTTTCAGCGCTAAATTCAGCCAATGCTTCTGCATATTCAAAAGCATCCGTGAATTGATCCGGCGTCGGTTTGGCATCAGCAACAAAAGCCTGTCTCGGCGCTTGTCCTTGCTCCAAAGCCGCCAGCCGTGCTTCCAGCGCTTCCCTGGCGTCACGCTCACGCTGAGCATCAGCTCGAGCCTGTTCGCGTTGCCTAGTTAGCTCTGAAAACCGCGCTTTTAGCTTGCTAGGTTTACCTTCGTTCTCTATGGCTGGTGCTTCATCTTCTGCTTCTGGCTCATTCTCAACCTCGGATTCGATTGGCTCTGCGTCATCGGCAGCCTCAGTCGTTTCTTCGGGAGCTAAGTTCAGTTTCTGTGCAAAAAATTCGGCTTGATTCTCTGACGTGATGACTTGCGTCGTCTCTCGTTGTTCGCTTGACATGGTTACCCACGGATTTACCCGGTGAAACGCGCCGGTACGATTGCGTTTATATAACCCGTTTTTAGATTGGTGTCAAAGACTAAGTTGTGAATGGTGATTGGCCTTGGTCAATGTCCGATACAGCAAACTCTGCCGCCATCATTTGCTCGGCATTACGACGCTCAATTTCACGTGCCAATGCGTCGATAGGCATATTGTGGATTAGCAGGTTAACCAAAGCATCAATCTCGGTCTTGTTCTGGCTTGTGATTGACCGAGTGTTCTGGTCATTGACCTTGACCTCAGCCATTGTCTCAGTGTTATGAGCCTTTGCCGTGACTTCCATGAGCTTGCGCTTGTTAGCACCTTCTTCTTTGATCTGCGCTACTTGGCCGCGATTGTTGATCTCAAGCTGCATTGCTTGCATTTGCTGCTGCATCATCTGCATTTGCTGCTTGGCTTGTGCGAGCTGCATCTGGACCTGTGGCGGTATGTCCGACTTCTCATCAATCTGCGCCAGCGGATTCACCGCTGCCAGCCGGTCAGCAATGATCTCGGCACCAGGGAAATCCATCTGCCGGAACACCAGATCGCCGGCAGCTTGGAATAGCTCTGGGCTTGAGCCAATGAGCGGCATCATTGCATCGACCGCTTGAATGCGCCGTGATGCGTAGCCAGGACCCGTGTCCATGCTCACGTCGTACTCGCCAACTGTCACGTCATTCAAGACTCTCCCAACTTGGGAGGCTTCATTGATGGTAATCAAGTCTGGCTTGCCATCAACGCCAATGATCCGCATCACGCGCTCGGAGTCATAGATCTTGGGAATCATATCGAGAATGATTCGACCAGTCTGGGCAATAGATTTAGTCAAATTATCGTAATAGTGATAATTCGTCATATCCGTTTGCTGCTGCTGACCATTCAGCGCTTTGCCGCTAATGTTGCCAGTCGGCAATTGCGCCGGATCAAAGATGCCCACAACCTGCTGTAGATCGTTGCTGACAGCCTCGGCAGCGCCCATGATGCCCAGCGGTGGTGGCTCTGGTTGCAAGCGCGTCGGAACCGGAGCCGTGCGTCCTTCAATGTCGGTCTGCTTGTAGCGCAGAACCGGCGTGGCTTTGATGTTCGCCGCCGCCCACTCAGTCTCGTGGCCCTCGTCCTGACCCTCGGCCAGCAGCCATTTGGCTTTGGGAGCCAACGCAATCGCCTCGGTCATTGAGGTTTGCCAGAAGTTATACATCTTCTGTGGATCTTTGGCGTAACGCACCAGACCATATTTGATTGACTTGCTATCAATCACGATCCGACCGCCATAGACCGGCACAACAGGGATAAATTTACCTGGCCAATCGCGCTCCTCAAGGATTTCCATTGCGGTGAGCTTGCACCACTTCACCACTTTCTTGTAACTATCGCGCTCGCCAACAATCTCAAGCCCATGAGTGGCCATGAACTCTTTGCTGGGGAGCTGGTCTTTAAACAACCGTGATTTGTCGTTCAACAGGTAGAGCTTTGCCGGCGTGCGCTCAATGTAAAAGTA